AGGTGGCGTGATGGCGAGAGTGGCGCGAGGCGGTAGGTGTTTGCGTACCTCCGCCCAGGCGTCGGTCTCGGTGCGAGTGACGAATGCGGGCGCCACGTGGATCGTGCCGTCTTCGCGTGGGCCGGCGAGTAGTCCGACGAATCGGCTCCCGTCCCTCGATGAGTCAACGGCGAGGACGGTCATGTCGGGCGACGGGTCGTCGGTGCGGAGTTCGTCCCATTCGCCAGGGTCGAGCCATGACTGGTCGGACGCGATCCACAGATTCAGGCCGGCGCGTAGAAACTGGCCGTGATCGGGTCCGCGGGCCTCGTCCTCCAGGTCTTGGATGGTTAGGTGACCGTGTCCGATGCTTGGGTTACCCCAGTACCACCACGACCGGTCGGAGAGGTCGACGTTCGGTGGTGGTGACCATTCGGCCATGAATAGCCGGTCGGGTTCTCCCTTGTCGATGACGTCGAGGCCTTGTTCTCGCCACCGGAGGAAAGCCGTCGATTTCTCGGTGCCGGCGGTCGAGAAGAACGCGGCGAGAGGGGATCGGCGTGCGCGTTGAGTTGGGAGGAGGCCGGCGTGGAGGACATCGGCGTCTACGTCCCACAACTCGTCGACGAGTAGGAGGTCGTTCGACTGGCCGTGGCCGGCCGCGGGTGTGGCGGATGAGATGCGCCAGATGGTGCCGTCTTCCCAGCGGACCTCTTTCCGACCGAACGAACTAAAGCTCTTAGAGGCGCCAAATACCTCCTCCAGTATCGGCGCGAGGACATAGTGGATCTCTTCGGCCGCTCGGAGTTCGTGGGCGACGGAGAGGACGGACTGTGGTTCGCCGCGGACGATCCGGCCCTCGGTGAGCCACCATCCGATGAGCGCCGAGAGGAGGACGGTTTTTCCGTTCTGGCGTGCCGTCGAGACGAGGCCCCACCGATGGCAGAGGTCGCCGTCGGGATGATGTTCGAGGAGACCGGTAACGACGTCGACCTGCCATGGGTACAGAGTCCGACCGAGGTGAGTTTCCGCCCAGGCGGCCACCTGGAGGCCGTGACTCCTTGCCCCCCAACTCGGCGAACGGAGCCTCGGCGCGATCTCGGCCGGATCCGACGCGATCGAACGCGATCGGTCGTCATCGACCGCCGTCCCTCCTCCTCTTCCAGAGAGAGGGATGATGGGGGGCCCGGGGTCATCGGCCGGCGCACTAAAAACCGGTGCACGGTCGGCGTCCCTCCGCGCCCTCTCGGAGGCCTGGACGCCTGCCTGTCGTGCCTTTCTGGCCGCGGACCTCTTGGCGTTGCCGTATGTGGCGCCTCGACTGCTGTTGCATGAGTAACAGGCCGGCACGAGGTTCTCTAGGCCGTGCGGGTCTCCTGGCATTCCCTCGGCGTTCCATCGGTCGAGTTCGATGACATGGTCGGCCGTGTTCGCCTTTCGGCGGCGGCAGTAGTAGCACACCGGTTCGTCTGCTAGGAGCCTCTTCCGGTTCGCTAGGTAGGTCTTGTCTCGGTAGCCGGCCATGCGTCTCCTACGTAACTATCTGTACCACTAGATCTCTAGGTTCTTCTTATTAGGTTCTTCTATTAGGGCCGGATGAACCGGCGCCGGCTAATCCGTCCTCGGCTGTGGATAACTGGCCGGCGTTGTCCACATGGTTATCCCCAGGCCTGTCGGTGACGATTGTCTCGGTGTGCCATCGGCCGGCGGCGTCCTGGAGTCGGCATCGAGTGAGGTAGCCGGCGGTTTCTAGTTCGCGGAGCGCGGTGCGGATCGCGTCTCGGCCCTCTCTGGGGGTTTGTGCGGCGAGTTGGTTGGAGTTCGTGCGCCATCCCTCCGGCATCGATAGGAGGTAGGTGAGGAGGCCTCTGGCGCGGAATGAGAGCCGGTCGTCTCGGGCGATTTCGTTGCCGATGATGACGTAGCGGTCGGGTCGTGGGCCGCGGCGGATCATCGTGCGATCCTCTTGAGGCGTTCCTCAACCTCGCGGTAGTCGGCGGGTCGCCAGACGTAGACCTCGATGCCGGCGTTCTTTAGCGCGGCGTGCCATTGCAACTGGCCGGCGGTGAGGCGGCCGCGGGCGCTCTTGCATTCGACCATGATGAATCCGCGTCGGTCGTGGACCATGGTGAGGTCTGGGTAGCCGGCGTCGCCGGTGTAGTGGGTCGCCCAGCGGCCGGCTATTTGGGCGGGTCGCGGGTGGAATACTCGCCATCCAAGCCATTTGCCGAGGTCGACGATCCAGGCCTGCCATGAGGCCTCTGAGAGGCTCTCGATCGGTTTCTGTTTGTATGCCATCAGGATCAGTCTCGCGGGATCTCTTGTAGGCGGTCGATCGCGGAACGGCACAGGTCAAAGTCTGTCGCACATTCGGCCAGGTAGTCGGCGTCTAAGACGTTGCCTCGTTCGGTGTTGAGTTTCTGGAGGAATCCGACCATCTTCTCGGTCGGTTCTTTCCGACGGCGTTTCGGTTCGTCGGCCGGCGGCGGTGGTGCGCTGGTGGCTCGTTCGGCGTCGCGTGCCTCCTCGGCGGCCTGTCGACCGGTGGTCCGGTTCGCGATCTCGTCGCTCGATGCCATGCCGTGGCTAATGCCGTGCCCCATGTAGCCGAGGGCGCGTCCGAGCGCGGAGGTGTACGCGACCATGAGTTCCGAGTCGCGTGTAAACGGTGTTCGTCCTGGGATCGGTTCCCAGACGGTACCGCGGGCCGGTTTCGGGTCGTCTGGGTCGCGGTAGACGAGGACGGTGGCCTCGACGTAGTGCCGGTCGCCGATTTCGACGATGGTGTGGCCCTCCTCGACGACGCGGAGGTGGGGGTGGGCGTCTAAAGCTTGTAGGAGGCGTGAGTGTACTGGGACGTAGTTGTCGAGGTTCACGACTGGGCCTCCGTGGTGGGTCGGATGAGGTCGAGGATGACGGCCTCGGACTGTTGGGCGTTGCGGATGTCGTCCAGGCGGCGGACGGCGGTGTCGATCGCGCCGAGCGATCCGATGAGTGTCGCGTCGAGTATGTCGAGGCTGTTCGGGGATCGGAGCGCGGTGTCGATGATGTCGAGGAGTTGCTGGAGGAGGTCCTCTAGTACCTCGACGCGGAGGTCTTTGCGTGTCATTGGTCGGAGCCTTTCAGAGTTGAGATGTGCCGGAGGTGGCGTGGGTTGATGCGGACGGAGTTGGAATCGGTGAACCGGTAGCAACATCGGCCGGCGTTGACGGTGGCGCATTGGTGGCCGTGTTCCCATCCTTGGGCGGTGTGGCACCATCCCAGGACGAATGCGTGTCCGGCGTCGGTGGGTAGGTAGACGGCCACGTGGTAACGGATCCGGTCGTCGGCGTAGTCCTTGGGTCGGATGATCGGGCCGGTGTCTGGGCGTTGGACTCGGCGGACCTCAATGTCGTCGCCGACGTCGACTCGGCCGTAGTCGTACTGGCCCCACGGTAGACCGGTAACGTCCGAGACGATGATCTCGGCGAGTGCGCCTAAATAGTGCCCATCCCATGACGGGAGACGGTCGGGTCGCCTGTAGCCGGCCGAGTCGCATAGCCCATACCGGTCGATGGTTTCGGAGGCTCGGTCGGCGGCGTCCTGGGCGACGCTCCGATGGATGTCGGTGATCTCTACGAACATGTGCGCCTCCCCGAGGTGTCCCACGGTTGGCACCATCGCCATCCGATCGCCTCCGCCTCGGCGGCAATGAGCAGACCGACGTACAGGTTGACGCCTGGGTCGAGGAGATTGTCGAGTTCGTAGCCGAGCCGGTCGAGGAGCGGTGTCCAGGTGGCGCGGTTGATTTGGAGGAGACCAATGTCGATCCACGGGCCGCGGTTCGCGTCCGCTAAACATCGGGACTCGTCCCAGATGATGTCGTCGAGTACCTGGAGCCGATCGGTCGGCCATCCGACGGCCATCGCCATCGACCACCATTCCAAGCATCGAGCGCCGGTCGTGTCGACCGGTGGGAGCGTCGACGCCGTGGTTGTGACACGGATGACGGTCGCGGTCGTCACAGTCGGCGCCGGTTCTGTCGTTGTGGTAGTTGTCGACGTTGTCGGTGCCGGTGTCGGTGCTGGCGCGGTGACGTAGGCGGGAGTAGTTTCGGGAGGTTCGACCGGTCCGAGGTTCCAAACGATGAAACCTCCGACGGTGACGATGAGAGCGACGGTGGCGCGGATCATCAGTATCCGGTCCGTTCGCCAGAGGTGCCGATGCGGGTGAGGTCGAACACGATCCATCGGGCAGTCATAGGGTCGAGGCCGGCGGCGCGTAGTTGACGGTAAATCCGTCGAACGTCGTCCCCGTGGAGTTCCCATGAGACATCGGGCCATCGGATCGCCATCCGGTATCCGTTACGTCGGCGGCGTGGGAGTGTTGCTAGATAGACCATCCGGTCCTCCTATGTGTGTCGGAGCGTGATGCGGATTATCCGCACCACGTGACCCATCATAGGAGGCCGGTGTGACCTATCGGCGGATTATCCGAACAGCGCGCCCCAGGTGCGCGGCCCGACGATGCCGTCGACGGGTCCGACGACGTCAGTGTGATCCGCCTGGTAGGCCTTGACGGCGGCCTCGGTCATCGGTCCGAACTTGCCATCGACCGGTCCGACGTCGTAGCCCAGGTCGCCGAGTTTCGCCTGGACAAGTTTGACGCGGGCCGCGGCGCGGGAGCCACGGCGCACCGATTGCCCAGGGTAGGCCGGCGTGTCGTCGGCCGGTTCGTCGGCGGGTGGTGTGCCGATGTTCGCGAGGAATGCGTCGACCCAGTCGGTCGAGTCGGCGTGTTCGGGATCGAGTTCGATGTGGATCCAGTCGGCCCATGCCTGCCCGCCGGAGCCGATTGTCGGGCGGGTGTAGTTCTCCCATGCGTCGCGGTCGCATTTCCATCCGCGGCC